GCGGATAAGCATTGGATCAAGTATTGTGCTTCCGTAGTCGTTTGTGCCAAATACAAGCAAGAACCTGCTGGCATCAGACACAGTAAATGTGTTTTGATAAAGAGGACATGAGCCATCAGAACCGGGCAGTGTAGACAGCAGCACGCCACGGGAAGAGATAATCTGTGTCCCAGATTGCGTACCGTAGGTGCTAATGTTTGTTGACAAAGTGTAGGTAATGCCTGTTGGCGTACCCGCTGTAGTTGTAACTCCAGACCCCCCGGCAGTAGTAGATAAGGTGAATGTCGTAGACCCGTTAGTAGCAATGATGAAATAAGTAGTGGGATTGACGTACCCCGCAATAGACCCTGTACCGCCGTATGTACCACTGAGTGTCAAAGACTGCCCCACAACCAGAGTAACGCTTGAAGCGGTACAGCTAAATTGTCCTGCTATACCTGTAATAATTACACCAGATAACGTTGCACTTGCAGTAGGAGATGTTGCTAAATTGTACGTACTGGCAGTAATAAATTTTAAATAGTACGTAACCCCCGGTAGTAAGTTTGAAGGTAGCGCGCTTGTTGTAGAAAGCGTGATGGGCGTATCATTTGCAAAAGCTACCGTGCTGGATAAAACACAAGGTGCGGCGATGCTTAATGTGACTGTCAAACCGCCTAAAGCGCTAACGCCAATGTTTGCATCCCAGTAGTAGATTGCCTCACCACGGGGGCCATAAACTAAATCTTGGCCCCAGTTGATCTGGTTCCAGATACGCATGGCATCTGTAGAGGAAGTGCCGATACCCCATGTGCCCGAACCCCAAGTGCTTGCGCCCCAGCCGGAAAGAGGAGCGGCGTAGGATGGCCCGGTATTAATTTGGTAGACGGCAAAGACCGTGCCCCCGCCAACAGCGGCTGTTGCGGCTGCGGAAATGGTGATGTTGTAGGTGTTACCGGTAAGCACCGATATCTGGTACTCTCCCACAATAGTCTGCCCACCCACCGCAGTACCGCCGTAGAAGATTACATAGTCGCCGTTAAGGGCTCCGTGTGCAGCATCCGTTACCAGAACTGTGGTTGTGCCGTTTGTGGTGAACGGGTTGGTCAGAGTATCTTGTGATCGGATTGGGGTGATGTCATAGTACGCCCCGCCGTTTTCAATGTAGAACTTTAAGTTTGTACCAACACCCAACAGGTTCTGTGAGCCAAGCGTTACCCAGTTCCACAGGGAACGGCATACGCCTAGAAATGTTGCAGCCGAAATCCGCTGCCATCCACCCAACTTTTCTGGTGTGCCTTGACGAAACCGTACCTTGTCGGACTCATACCAACCGCCCTCGTTGGTGTACCGAGTGTTTTCCCTGTTTACACCGGGCTTGAGCGTCAGTTTTTGTAAGGGCATGGTACTTTAAACGTAGGGGCGAACTCCCGCCTTGTCGATGATTAGCGTCTGGCCTCTGGGCTTTCCATTGAGGTCGTTGGGTATGCTAATGTGCGTCCAGCGGTCAAACTCGCGGATCAGTTGGTCGAAGGGTAGTTTAGCAGCTATCACTGCTTTTACAACCTGATCTGGCGTCACGCCGGGAACACGAATATCAGCAGCGCAACCTACCCGGTGCTGAGAGGTGTCTTTGGAACCAACCGCATCATTGACTTGTTTAGACCGGAAGGCCGAGTTGACCATAACGGGTTTACCGCCTAAAGCAGTTTTAACCTGCTCAAGCAAGCCAGCCAGTCGCACCAAATTTGCGCGTTCGGTTTCATTGGGTGTATTGTCAAACTCACGGTGATCTGTGGTAGTAAGTTCTTCAAGGGTGAAGTGTTCGGTTAATTGAGTCATTTGGGGTCATCCGCTTCACCGTGGGACAACTTTACACCAGCCAGCAGCCCAATGAAGCCACCAACAATGGTCTGGAATGCGGGTGATATGAGTTTGAAGATTTCTGAGTTGTCCACAAGGGGGTCAAACAAACCCGCCATCAGCACAGCCACCATACCGATGATGACTACGCACAAAGTGAAGCTGACCATCAGGGTAACAAGAAAGGTAAGTTTTGCTTTCATTTTGCCGCCTTATCTGCCAGCTTCTCCGCAGTACGCAATCCACCAAGGCCAAGCATGCCTAACAGCAGAGGCATCATGGTTCCGGTGTCCATCTGCGGGAACTTGACGGGATGGCCTGCCAGCGCAGCGCCCCACTCAGCTAACGGGCCAATGATGAACTGCACGGCAAAGCCAGCACTGCACACCCAACCAACGCTAGGTCTCCAGCCACTAACGAACAAAGAAGAGCTTGCCGCTTCAACTTTATTGATCTCCATCTGCCCAGTGATCTGGGCCAACTCACCGTTTTGTTGGAGCTTCATCAACTCCAGTTTTGCAGCGGCTTGCTGGGCGGGGTCGGGCAGAACTCGATCTAGGACTTTGCTGCCTACTTCAAACAGGGCTGTCACTGGATCAAGTGCCATCAGGCGCTCCTTTGTTTGTGCGGATGTCTACGATTCGCTCGGCAGTCTTACCGGCAAAAATGGCGGTAATCACAATAATCATTGCTTGGCCTAGCAGGTCAACATAAGCGCCTCTTGTCTCAAATTCAAAGACAGACAGCAGCGCAAAGAAGAAGTAAGAGAACAGCAAAAAAATAACCGTCACCGGCTGAATGTTGCGTGCTAACCATGATTCAGTCATTTTGCCTTCTCCATTACTTTGGCCCGCAGTGCGGGGCTATCTGAAGTACCTGCCCACTCCGGTAGGGCATTCCAAATTAGGACGTAATCATCGCCACTGCACTTTGTCCTATCCAGCCAATCCAGCATGGCCTTGTGGCGCTCTGCGGGGTCGTGCGTTGTCAAGCCAATGACGTAAAGCTCCTGCACCGCGCAGCCTGTTTTTGGTGGCTTCTTGGGCTGCTCCGTAGACAGTATGAGCTTGTCCTGTGCTGACGATACTGTTAACAGCATCAAAAAACAAAACAGAAACAAGCGCATACATGGGCGACATCCTTAAACTTCGACTGGCTTGGCAAGCTCGGCTTTGAGCATCCCTAAAGTAGTTTCCATAATTACCATCCTGCCATAGTTGTATATTTCTGACCATCCGCACCACAGTCAGCAAGGAACTCGTCCTTCTGTTCTACGCTGTAGTTGCGGCACTTTACTCGCTTGAGTTCCGTTTCCGTTTCCTCTAGCCATGTGGCTTCTAAGGTATTGGATTTAATGTCGTGACACACTGCTGCTAAATAAATCATGATGTTGCTCCTTTGATGATTGTGAAGTTAAGAACAATAGCTTCTGATAACGAACTTGCGCTTGTATTTCTTACTGTAATTGAGCAGGAGCCTGCGCCAACTCCATCAGCAGTACAAAAATACACACCCGCAGAACCCGCAGAACCTCGGTGAACTAATAGGGTATCTGTAGCCGAAAGCAATGAATTGTTTAATGTAAAGCTAACATTTGTATTGGCTAACAACGCCGCAGCGTTCATTGTTATCTGACCAGTAGGCTTGTTCAGCGTTACCGCTGTTGACTTGTCTGTTGCCTGTGTAACAGTACCACCTGAGCCTGTGCCGTAGCCGAGACCAGCAGCGGCAACAACAAGTACGTTTCCACTAGCGTCAATAGCTAATCTATCCGATGAATTTGTAACGTCCCTAAATTTTAATGTTCCATCTGTTGAACGAATTGAAAATGTTGAGGCTGGTGAACCCGCATTGTCTGTAAAACGAAGCGTTGGGTCATTACCTGTTAAATCAAGCAAACTCTGTGGCGAAGTCGTCCCTATCCCCAAGTTACCGCTGGAGTCAATACGCATACGCTCATTTGCGTCAACACCGCCACCAGTTTCTGCTCGTGTACCAAATACAAGCGCAGTGTCTGGAGCGCTGTCTTCTGCAAGTGCGGCAACATAAGCACCAACTCCCGCAGTTGGACTAGAAGCATCAGATGTAAAAAACTGTAAAGCGCCTGTAGGTTGCCCAGCTTGTTGGTTTACGTCTGTATCCGTTATACGAATAAGCGTACTACCGTATTGCGTAGTTCCGTAAGTAGCTGCGGATGATGTAACAGTTTGAGAAACACTAACTGTATATGTACCAATGCCGCCTGTTGTTCCCGTTAACTGAGCAGTCACCTTGGTGTAGGGTTGCACATTTGCCCCATATACCAAATCACCGACAGCAATAGTTCCAGTTGTTACTATGGTCACATCCATTGTCGTGCCAGTAATAGATGCTGTTACTATCCAAAGCGTATTGTTATTACCCGCTATTTCAAGTTTAACTTCGGGGCTTGTTGTGCCAATACCCACATCGCCTGTGCTATCAATTCGCATCCGCTCTGTAACACTACTTGCACCATCGGCGGTGGTGCTGAACGTCAAACGTCCGGGCATATCTCCAGTCGTAAGAATTGCAGTGCCTGTTCCTGCTCCTACGCCTGTCGCAGTAAATGTTAAACCAACCGTATTGCTTGCTGCACCAATTAGCGTGAAGTCAGTTGTTCCGATGGTCAATATTTTGTAAGACAGGCCGATAGTAAATGTTCCAGCATTTTGACCGGGTGTTCCGTCTATAGTTCCCGTAATTTGAGCTGATGGTATAAACGCAGTTCCATCAGAACCCATAAAACTAACAATGCCCAAAATATCATTTGCTGACGCTATGGCATGGGTTCCAATTGTGCCTCCTCGACTTTTTGCAAAAGTAAATGAACCACCACCAGTATTGGTAGCCCAATTTGATGTTGCATATCCAACATTAAAACTGTTTGTAGTTGCGCCGTGAACTTGCACAACTGGAGTGCTACCAGAACTTGAGTCGTATGCCACAGTAGCGCCTTTGACTACAACTCCACCATTATTAATTAAAAACGGTGAGGCATCTGGATTAGAAATGTCCTCAACCAACAGCGCATTGCCTGTTCCAAGCTGTGTAATGCGTAGAGCCGCGTTGGTGTTGTCGGTGACGCTGATGACTGGGCTTGCATTGAATGTCGTTGTGCCGTTTACGGTCACTGTGTCAGCCGAAGCGTCACCAAGCGTTACGTTACCTGTAGCTGATAAAGTGGTGAAAGAGCCTGCGCCACCCTGTGAGTTGGACACCTTGGCGTAGTCAGAGCCGTTCCAGAAAACATGGGCCTTCTCGCCGTTGACCAGCGTTACGCCGGTAGTAGCTGAGCCTTTAACCGTTAGGGCAAACCCACCAGTGGTATTGTTGTTGATTAGGTAAATACGGCTGCTGCTAGGCACAATCAAGTTACGCGCTGCGGTCATTGCCCCGCTGACGTTTAGAATGGCGTACTGCGCCGTGGTTGAGCCGATGTTGGTTGCTGCGCTTGTACCCTGTGTGAGCGTGAGCGTAACGTCTGCCGTGGTAACGGTGATAGCCAAGCCGCCAGCAATAGCAATGTCCAAGTAAGACGTAACGGCGTTGTTTACGTCATCGCCCCATGTACCAGACTCAGTGCCGGTTACCGGCTGACCGAGGGCTAGGTTGGTTGTGTAATTGACCGTCATTTATAACTCCTACGTTGCGTTATCTATCAAAGCCCAGCCGGGGGTTTGCGTATCTGCAATTGTAGACCAGCCGGGGGTTTGCCCACTACCTATATTCTGCCAATTAGCTACCTGCATGTCATCTATCAATTTCCAATAAACCGCGATAACTACACCGACATCGCCTTGGGCATAGTTGCCTGTCAGCGCAAAACTTCTTGGCCCTAAACCAACCGAATCAACAGCGCCCGCCGCAGCCACTCCAGACAACTCAATAGAAAGTCCTTGGGTGACCGTACCAACCAAACCTTCTGCCGTCAACGGGCTAAGCGGAACAACAACCTGCGCTACGCTGGCCTGCGCCATCACACCTGTGAGGTCTACAGATGCAGACTGAACTACCGTACCCACTGCGCCTGCGGCTGTAACACCTGCCAGAGTTTGATCTCTATCGGGGGATACCGTGCCCACCAAGCCCGCAGCCTCATCACCTGTCAGTGCAAGAGAACGATTACCAAGGGCTACGCTACCTACTGCACCAGCGGCTGAAACGCCCGTCAGCGCTGCCGATTGACCCTGTACCACAGTTCCAACCGCCCCAGAAGCTGCTACCCCTGTGAGCGCAATCGTCAAACTTGGGGTAACCGTACCTACTAGACCTTCTGCAACATCCCCGTCCTCGCCCTCTGAGATGCTTGGGGCTACTGTTCCAACTGCTCCCGAGGCAAACACCCCCGTCAGGGCAATAGTGCGATTAGCCGTGACAGAACCCGCCGCTCCAGAGGCTGAGTTCCCTGTTATGTCGAGAGTACCGCCCCAGCCATTACTCCCCCAAGCGCTGTCGCCCCAGCCGAGAGACATGGCTCACCCTTTAGGTTGTAGCCAAGCGCAACAGAGCAGTCGTTGTCGTGTTGGAGGGCATGGTTAAGGTAAAAGTTCCGGCAGTGATGGTCTGAGAACCGAAGGTGTGGACGCTAATCGCTTTATTACTCTGGGTAGAGTTGTAAATCAACACCGCATCAAACGCAGTAGTCAACGTTACCGTTGTGTACACAATAGACGCAGAGGGGGTGAAGAAACCCACGCCAGCCGTTGCAGATGAGTTTGTGGATGTTGGAGCAGTAGCATTCGTTACCGTCACGCCGCCCGCTGTGTAGCCTGTGCCGGAAACCTCGTTTGTAGCCGAATACGCCGTAGTGGAAGCATTGACCGTAGCAGAAGTCAAGTACAACGCTGCTTTCAAAGTGTCCGTAGTAGGCGAAGTCAAGCTACCGCGAGAAACGATAGTAGAAGTGCCAAGCTGGTGTTGGGCCAACATCAGTTCACTAAGGAACGAAGTGACCATGCTTTGTGTGTTCGCCATAATATTTCCTTAAAAAGATGCTGCTGCACCACCAGCAAAGGTGGGTATTTTCTTCAACGTAACATGCGCCGAGCGGTGAACCAACTCGCCGTCCAACCAGTACTCAACCCATGTTGTTAGTTCGTTTTCATTATCAATTTCCCCGGCGCGGTGTTCCAATAAGGAATCGTCCATTTCGCCTTTGGTAGTAGTGACTATCAATTTGAACTCCTGATAAGCGCAGTTGTTGAGGTGTTTGCGGGCATGGTGATTGTAAACGTGGTGGTCGATGTTTTGTCAGAACCAAAGTCCAGAACCGCAATAGACTTGTTACCCTGCGTGACGTTGTAAATCAAAGCACACCGAGCGGTCAAAGCTGCTGTCCAAGACACATTGTTCCAGTTTGCATAGGCTACATAGCCCGATGAGCTAATGGCTACCCCCGTCATAGTTTCCCCGCCCGCCGTGTAGCCTGTACCCGAAACTTCATTGGTGGCACTGTAGACCGTAGTGTCCTCGTTCAAGTCAGCATTACCCGTGTACAGCGCGATCTTAATTGTGTCCGTAGCCAAGTTATGTACAGCCGTGTACAACTCCTTCTTAAAGCTGGTGGTCTGGGTTTGAACGATGCTCATGGCACTTTAACCCTTACTTGCCCACTGCGGTATGCGTCTTGTCGCTCAAGGCCGTCTGCCAAGCGTTTAGCTAATGTAAGTGCTTCTACATATTTTTTATCGTACAAAGCCATCATGTCTTGCTCACCCTTCATGTAGGTGTAAGCTTCTACCAAAGCGCCGTACAACAGCACAGTATCAAAGTTATCGCCTAACCAAGTTTGCCCACTAGCCACTGTGGTGATTGACTCAGGGTAATAGTAGTAGTGAAGTTCTGCGGAGTAGGCAGCATCCGGCGTGGGGCCAAGGATAAAGCTCAACTCGTTTGTTGGTAAAGACGGTGGCCCTGCTGTTGTAGTTGGGCCAAACAAAGCGTAGTACTTAGGAGTTCCGGTATCCGTTGGCGTGGGGTATGCCTCACGAATAAAGTTTACATCCTTGTTGAGTAGGAAGGTGTACGGGCCAGAACCAGAAAAAATAGCCAGCGAGTACGACGATAAAAAATCATCTGGAGCGGACAAGTACTTGTTGTTTGCAGTAATTGTCCCAGTCACATTTTTCCGTATTGACGGAAACTGCATCGAGTTATAGATGCGCTGCTCTGCCTGTGTAATGAACAGGTTTACATCCACCGTTTGAAAGGTGTTCTCCGTGTAATCGGAAATCGCAACTACAAAAGCAGCGTAGTTCATGCCATCGGGCCTCTTGCCATCACGCCTTTAGTAGCTGCGCCAGTACCACGGATTTTGATGCCGCTAGTCTTGGTAGGTTTGTCAGGGCCGTTGTTGTACATGCCAACACTCATACGCATGTCAGACGTACTAGATAGCTCAGAAGGTTTACCGGGGTTGCTAGAAATTTTCATAGCCTTACCATCCATCGTATGCGGTTTTGCATAGACGGCAGCGGAGCCAACTTCTTTACCCATTTTCTTCATACTGTAGGCCATGATTTACCCCGTTTTCTGGTTAGCTGCACGAGACAGGTTACGACCTACGCGCATACGGTCATCCGTAGTAGGGCCACCTTTTTTGAGCTTCAAGGCTGTACCCTTACCACCCATGTGTTTTTGAGCGTCGTGTTGCTTGAACGCTTTTTTAATCATGGTCTTGTCTTGCGCCATATCACTTTTCATGTTTTCTTTAGTCATTATGGACTCCTATGAAACCGTTACTGTTACTGTACCAACACTTGTAACCCCAACCAAATAGTTAGGAGTTAAAACCGTATCAAACTGACTTGCCCCACCTACTGGAGCCCAGCCCCATTGGATATCCCGCGAACCGCCAGCAGGAAACCCGTTTACATTGTTACCCGAAGTCACGTAAGTTGTATCTTTACGAGGATTACGCAGTGCTTGTGGGTCATCTACTGGAAATGTACCCAGCATTAATTGCGGCTGGTCGGGGTCCCAACATGTAGGACATACAAGTAATTCATATTTCCGTTGCTTGATTATCTCTGTTTTTAGCTTCTTTAGCAGGAATTGTTGACCACAACGATCACATTCCGCAATCGCCTTTTTACCAGAGGCAAATCTATTACCCATTACGATATAAACATTTGGCGAGGTACGAAGCGTATAGCCGCTTTTTCCCGGTCTTCATCTGCGGCTAACTGCCAAGCTTCATCGTACTGAGCTTTTAGGATTGGTAGGCGCTCCATGCCGCCCGGTATCTTTTGAGCTATGTAATACGACAAGCCCGCAATCATGCAAGGCATAAATCTAAAAGGTACATCCATTGTGTTTACGCCACCACCAGCATCATCAATACGGCGCATACGCCAGTAAATAAATTGATAGGTTGTAGAGTTGTCCGGGGTAGGCCAAAGAGTTACCCGTGGGAGGTTCTGAATAGCCACCGCATCGCCCGATGTATGTGAAGCGGCAGTCGTATTGTTCTGTCCACGAACAACGCTATTTAGGGTATTCCCGGATATGTACCCGTAATATATGGTTTCAGTGCCTATTAATATATACCCATTAGCGGGCAAGTTAACAACGGACGCTACAGAAATAGTAGTGGCTGTGGCTGTAATAGTGGCACTCAGCGTAGTGATAGAAGCTGAAGTCTGCCCGTCAAGCCGCTGGAACCACATCTGGATTGGTCTAGCTTGCTGAAGTTTATTAGGGATCGTAGCGTAGGTGCTAACACTAATCCGGGTAATGGTTAAATCCGATTGAGTAGATGCAGTATTAGAACCAGTGCGAATCACATGCTCTAGAAGGTCTACTGTATCTGTAGGAATGGGATAAGTGTTTAGCCCCGGAACTAGAGTAATTGTCCCCTGCTCAAACGTCCACATGTTTACACCACGGTTTGCCCAGTCAGCAAACATGATATTAAGACTACGCCGCGCAGTACGCAGGTCGTACCCTGAGCGCAGTTCTGAACCAGCACGTTCAAATGCTTCCTCCACGATTTCCGTGAGGTCAAGGTTAAAAGTAGCGGTTCCCGAAGTAGCCATTATCTAAACCCTGCTGTTTTCTTTGCTATGGTTTTGGGCTGCGCCACAAACTGTTTACTTGCTGCCTTACCCGCACGTTTTGCTTTGGTAGTCGCTGCATACTCAGCCGGTGACAATGATTTTATAGCAGCTTTTGGAAGGTATCGTTCACCAGTGTCAGAAGATTTTTTACCACTTTTGGTTGTCCAATCTTGTTTGCCCCAGTCTTTAAGAGACTGTTGCGGTTTAGCCAACCCACCACCGGCCATTTTTTTACTCGCGCAGTGTGCCTTTTCCGAGAAACCTTTTGGGGCATCACAGTTTATGGCTTTTTTACGCTTGTCAGACCATTTAGTCACGATACCCACCACCAGCAGCTTTATAGCGTTTAGCCATTACTTGCGCTTTTCTGGCTGACCATTGCCCTGCACCAGTTCCTACGATTGCCGCAGCTTTGACGCTGTTAAAAATACGTTTGCGTAACTCAGGCTTGGTGTAGTTGCCAGCTTCATTTACCTTGGACTTTACTTTACCGCCTTCAGCATATTGCGTGAAGTCAGTATCGTCCCTACGTGCTTTTTTCTTAGCACCGGGCATCTTAGACGGGTTGATATCACCCATACCGCGTGAAGCTCTCATTTTGTA